TCTCCCTGATTTATAAGGATGCGGCGCTATTGCTTGAGCTGAACGACCTTCAGATCCTTCGCCGCTTTTTTCTTCTTGCCCTTGGCTTTCGCTTTACCTTTCTTGCCGCCGTTGCACTCGACCGCCGTGCTCCAGCCGGCCTGTGTGAACACCTGCTCCACGGAGTCGACCAGGTACTCGCCATCGAGTCCGACCTTGAAACCCTGGGCGTTGATCGAGCGTTCGGCGAACAGGTCGGTACGCCCGGGCATTTCCAGCCGGACACCGGCGGTGGAACGGTTGAACGCGGTGAGACGTGCCTTGGCGGCGGCTTCGGCTGCGGACTTGTTCGGGTAGATATGGCGGTCGGTATGCACCGGTGGCAATCCATCCGGAGACTCGTCGTTGTCCAAGGTGACCACCGCGAGCTTTCCGGTTTTCTTGTCCTGGTGCTTGGTCGATACCGCCTTGTGCGTGTTGCGATCACCGAGCCGAAACTGAAAGCGACTGACGTCGCGCCGTTGGATCAGCACCACGCCAAAGGACTTGCCCGAGGCGCTCTGCCCACCCTGACGTGACATCACCAGCAGTTTTCCGTCGGCGACCTTGGCGGTGCAGTCGTACTGCTTAGCCAGCCGAGTGATGAAATTGAAGTCCGATTCATTGAGCTGATCGGCACGCGGCACCTTGGTTTGCACCGGACACACCGGTTGCCAGCCATTGCGTGCAGCGACATCGGCCACGATCCGCGACAACGGTACGTTTTCCCAACTGCCGCTGCGGATCGTCTTGCCACTGCCGCGCATGTCGCTGGCCTTGCCAGTGATCACCAGCGTATCCGGTGGACCGGATAACTCGATCTCGTCGACGACATAGCGGCCGATGCGGGTCAGCGACGCTTCAACGTAACCCAGGAACACCTCGATGCTGGCACCGCGCGGTGGCAACACCACCGAACCATCACGGTCATCGATGCGTAACTCGAACTCATCGGATTCCATGCCAGGTTTATCAGTGGTTTTGAGCTGCAGCAGTCGATCGTTGATCCGCTGCGTGATGTCGGCGCCGTCGGCGACGATACGGAAGGTGGGGGTCATTTATTTTTCCCATAAAAAAACCCGCACGAGGCGGGCTTGAAGGAAATGAAACAAGAGAAACGGCGTTCGCCGTAACGTGAATGTAGTTCATTAGTTCCACAGTGCCAGTCCTTCTTCAATCGGACCAGGTAGATCCGGCAGCTCGATCACGATGCCAGCGCGGTAAGGTTGCGGCTCATCGGCCAATCCCTGATTGGCATCGAGCACCGCCTCGACTGTGCCATCAAGGTGCCCGTAAGCGTGGTAACACAAGGTGTCCAGCAGATCCCCATCAGACGTTCTGCAGGTCGTCGCCATAACGCAAAAACTCCAAAGTAAACGCCTGCTTGCGCGGGATCCCGCCCTGCAGCAGCGCGCTCTGTTCTTCTTCAACGCTCTTCAGACACCAGGTGCCGAGCACGTCGCCATAGCCGGTGGTCAAGGTCAGCGGCTTGAGTTGGGCACCGAGGCTGCGCAGAGTGTCCAGTTGTTTGATCCCGCCTTTGAAGCCGGGAAAGATCGCGCCCTTGAGCGTGATCTTTTCCTCACCGATGCCGACCGCTTGTTGTGCCGGCCGCCGGGTCAGTCGCTCCTGCGCGGCCCAGCGAAAATCAGTCGAGCGCCGCAGTTCATCGAAGGCTGCGGTGTCCAGATTGAAGTAGTAAGGCTGCGCCTGCGGATCCTGTGGTTGCACGATCAGCAGATGCGGGAACGGCTTCACCGCTTCCGGCAATGGCGTGGCATCACCACCCAGCGAACCGGTCGGCACGATGTTGGCCAGCGACGGGCTGACCTTGCCGGCGACTTTGTTGATCGCGGTGGACGCCCGGGCGGCCTGTTCCTTCAGCTCGCCCATGCGCTCATCGATCTGCGATACGGCACGCGTGGCTTTGTTGTACGTGGCCACCACCTGGCCGACCTTGGCCTGAGCCGCGTTGACGCCGCGCATGACACGATGCAGCTTTGCTCCCATCGCCGGACCGACAAAGGGAATCCCCTCAAGCTCCGAGGCCGCGCCGCTAATCTCACTGATGGCACCGTTGACTGGCCCCATCATGCCGTCGAGGCTGCGCCGGCCACTCTCTCCTGCTGCCGCCAGATTTTTCAGTCCCGACTGCAACTGTTCCATGTAGGCCATTGGCCCTCCTCGTTACACATGCGGTTCGTCGAACAGCGAGCGGTTCTGCAGTTGTTTCGTGGACTGACGCCACTGCTGATCGATGTAGGGTTGAAGCTCTCGCGCCAGTTGCGCCGGGTCCTTCACATCGCCCTGTACGGTGACATGCAGAGGTGCCTGAATATCGAACCGTTGCTCGACCTTGGTCGACTGAGGTTTCGCAGCAGCAGGCGGTGCGAGCATCGCCGGTACCGTTAGAGATGCCGGCTGACTCAGTGCTCGGGTGACGTCTCCCAATGCTGTTGCAGCCAACTCCCGCTCAGGCAGCAGTGGCTTGGAAACAGGCGGCGCGGGAACGAGTGGAGGCAGCACTTGCGTTGGCTTGGTACTGTCGTGAGCTGCTTGAGGCACAAGCGCCGCTCCGGTCAGCAGCGGCAACATTTTCGGTTGCAGCTGAACCATGTCTTTGACAACCGGTACCGGCGCGAATGAACCGGCGATATTGCCCATCACTGGCGGGATGTTTTGCCCAGCATTGGCCATCATCAGTGGGCCGGCGTCCGGCACTTTCTTGAGTGAGTCTGGGGTTCCGAACAGCTCTTTGCCCGCAAAGCCGCCGAGTGCGTCGCCGCCCATGTACCCGAGATAACCACCGATCAAACCGCCGACGATGTTGCCAATGATCGGCACCGCCGTACCGATGGCCGCACCAGCAGCGGCGCCGGCCAACGTGCCGGCCAAACCACCTGCAGCTTTTCCATAGCCTTCGGCTTTTTCGTCCTGCGTCTCGGCGTTCTCATAGGTGTCATAAGCCTGATAACCCGCCTGCGCGACTGCAAGGATCGCTGGGCCTTTCATGCCGCCCACGATCTTGTCACCACGCGCCCCCCCACCTCCTCTCCCGCCGCCTTTACCCCCTTTGCTTTTCTTACCTTCTCCACCGACATCAAGATCACCGCCATTGAGCCCACCACCAGCACCAGGCAGGTTGGTAACAATGACTTTTTGCGGAATGTTCGGGTTGCCCATCAACGTGCCGCGCCCGATATTCATCAGGCCTTTGCCCATCTTGAATGCACTGACAGCACCTTTGAGCGCGACAAGGCCCGCCACAGCGGTGCCGATGGCCGTCACCAAACGCGGTGACTCGTCGGACAGGCTCGCGAGTTGGCGGCTGACGTTGGTGATGCCCTCCGCCACCGCATCGGTGACCGGTCGAATCGCATCACCGATGCTGCGCATGGCATCGTCCATGCTCTGGGCCATCTCGGACCATTTTTGCGCGGACGTTTGCCGGCGCTCAGCCAGGTTCTTGTCGAGGATCCCGGTGGCGTTGGCCGAGTCCTTCTTCAGTTGCTCATACAGATCCTTGTTCTGCATGTACGCGGTCAAAGCAGCCTTGACCTGCATGTCGGCAAACAGGTCGCCGGTACGCAAGGCCTCTTCCAGGGACTTCATCATGCCCTTGGCCTTTTCCGGATCACTCTCCTTGCTAATGCCGGCCACAGCTATGGCCATCTCGGCGGCGCGCTTCGGGTCCGTTGCCTCGATGTACTTCTGGGCCAGCGCGAAACTGGACTCCAGCGTGGATTTGCCGTTCTGCAGACCAGTCTGCATCGACCCCTTGTAGTCGATGCCCGCTTTCTCGTAAGCCTTGACCGTTTCCCCGGAGCCGATTTTCTCCATCCAGTTTTTGAGGTTGTTGGCCGCTTCGTCCGAGCCGCCGGCAGTCTTCATCTGCACCTGCAACATCGCGCCCAATTGCGACACCGAGTCCATACCGGTGATGCCCAGCTTGCCCATGCCGGCCAACAGCTCAGGAAACCACTTGGCCATGTCGACCGCTTCAAAACTGCCTGCCTGTCCCTGATAGGCGATGGCCTCCAGCGCCTTTTGCATCACTGCCGGATCGGTGATCTTGGCGTTCTGCCCCAGGGCGTTGATCATCTTGGCGGTTTCTGTGCCGTCCGATCCCTGCCCCACGGCGAACTTGGCCGCCGTCGGCGCATAGGCCAGTGCCTTGTCCAGCTCCATGCCGGCACCGACCAGGGCGTTGACTAACTCAGCCACCTGATTGCGCGCCATGCCCGTATCGCGCGACGTGTCGATCACGGTTTTGGAGAGCTGCGTTTCTTCCGGCGTGTTGGCAATGTTGGCCTTGATCGCGATATCACGAATGATCGCGCCGTAGTCCGCGCTGACCTTGGTAGGAATCGCTACGGCGGCAGTCAGCGCACCGGCCTGGCCGAGGGTGCCTTTCATCCCCTGCCGACCTTCGTCCAGTTGCCGGTGGCCGAGCGCCTTGAGTTCAGCACCGGCCGCAACGCGACCCATCGTGGCGTAGGCCTTGCTCAACCGCCCGACCTCGACACCTTGTTTCTTCAGGAGGTCGAGGTTCTTTTCGTATTTGGACAACAGCTTGTCGGCACCGGCGGCACCGGTTGCGTGCGCCTTGCGCCACTCCTCGCGCAGACGCATGGTGTCGCCGATGGTGTTCTGCAGCACGCGGGCTTTGCTGCCGACCGTGTCCAGATGCTTGATCTTGCTTTCGACGTCCTTGAACGCTTTGCCCACCGTCGGATCGACGGCGCCGCCGATGACAAAGCCGAGTGCGAGGTTCTTCGCCATGTGCGTGTCCTGGGGTCGAGGATGATTGGAAATGGCTCAGTCCGTGAGCCACCACACGATGTCGTTGAAGGGCATGGCCATGATCTCGGCTGCCGAGAAACCAGTCTCCTTGGCCAGTCGCTTGGCCAGTCCCTTCAACGTTGGCCCGTCAAATCTCGTCGTCTTGGACCAGACGAAAATAGCCTTTCTGCAAGCGCATGTAGTCGACCAGCTTGAGGGCCATCAGATCCTGTTCCGGGGTCTGAGTCAGCGAGGAAAACAGGGACATTTCGCGCTTTTCTTCATCGCCGTTGCAGCTCGCTTGCGCGGCCCGAATGTCTCGCACGCACGGCGCACGAATGGTCAGCGTGTCGACCAGCACACCCGACAGTTCGGTGGGGTGTCGCAGTGAGATGCGAAAGCCCTCCTCGGTCAGTTGCAGCCAGCTTGGCAGTGGTTTTTCTTGAGTGGCTTGATTGGTTTGCGTCATTTCATCGTTTCCTTAAAGGCCGAGGGCCGAACGTTCATCAGCGAGCTGGTCGACGCCGTCGACGACCAGGACCATCCCCAGCATGTCGATCTCGTAAACCACCCGGCCGGCAACTTCGAGCTTGTAGTAGGTCAGTGCCATGGTGTGTTTGGTCTCGGCCTTGTCGCCGGGCTTCCAGTCGCCCATGTCGACTTCCTTGATGCCGCCCCGCATGGTGACGATCACCGGCGTGACCTTACCCTTGAGGCCTTTGAACGC